ACCGGGAACTGCCAGGCGGCATGGGAAGTCTGTGAGCTGATCGTCCAGGTGATCAGGTGCGCTCCTCAGCCCGCCGATGGCCAGGTCTCCCCCGATGAGGATGATCTGGATTCAGCTGCTCAGGTCATGGCCGCTGACGCTCAGCAGACGATCTCCGCCCTCTCCACGTGGGGCTGTGATCACGTGGACGTGGACGTGGTCGATACGATCCTCCTGGGAGTCGAACCCCAGGGACCTGACGGAGACTGCGTCGGTTCAGAGTTCAGGTTCAGGGTCGCCTTCATCCGGAGCTTCTGACTGGGAGAGATCATGGCCAAGGACTTTCTCACGATCGACCCGAAGAGGGCTAACGTCCTCGCGCGCAAGGGATCGGCGATCATCGTCCGGAGGATCACCGAGAAGACGGCACTGATCGCTGCGGCGAAGGCCCCCGGAAGCATGAAGGACAAGATCCGACCGGTGATCACGGGTGGCGGCAATCCCCTGGGCATCGTGATGGTCGATCACCCGGCGGCGAGCTTCGTCCTCCAGGGCACAAAGCCTCACGAGATCGTTCCCAGGAAGCGCGGGGGAGTCCTCCGCTTCGAGGTGGGCGGTGTGATCGTCTACACCAAGAAGGTATGGCACCCCGGGACGAAGGCGAACAACTTCCTGTGGGAAGCCCTCGTGTCTGCCCGGATGTGATGCATCGCCATCGCCTTCGGCGCGCATAGCGATACAGGCGCTGGGGGTCTCCTTCTTACCCGCTGGTACTGATAAAGCTCTGACCTGCGGAAATCCCCCGTAGCCAGCCCCGGTCTCTCTGTACCGGGGTACCCAGACGATCTCGTTAGGCGAGCGCTGGTGGCTTTTCTTACCCTACGTATCAGTAAGTTATCTGATTTTCACATACAGTTATCGCATAGCTATGCCGTCCACCGCATGACATGACCCGGGTCAGGTCTTCCCTGATGCTCCGGAAAGATCAAGAAAGTGCCTTTCGGCGAGCCTGGGGAGACGCGCTATTCCCTCGAAGGACGTTGATCGAGCGTGTGACTGGGTCCATGTGCCACGGGTTCCAGCACGCTCTACGACGACACAGATGATCTACGTCTAGGTGATTGGGAAGGTCGTCTCGCATGATCTTGAACGCCAGGCGATGCAGTCGACTGGTGCCCTTTCGAGTCCCTCCAGTGTTGATCATCCCATAGCCATTGCAGGTGAATCCTCCCCACACCCAGCAGGGCATGAAGAGTCCTTTGATCAGACACGGTGCTTCAGATGATCCTCGTGCAGCACGTTCAAGCACGGGTATAGCCTTCTGCATGTCGACTCCAGTCCAGTCGGCCAAGAGCGCCCTGGCAGGGGCGCTCTTTTAGTTTACGGCCGTCGGGAAGGATCATGCGAAGATCCGTTGTACGGTGCCGCCATGAAAGATTTCAGCGCGAAGCCTCGCGTAGTCGAGTTCGTGATATACGGAGAGATCTATCGCGGGCGTCCGTATCTGCCTGCTCAGACCATGGTCGACTTCACCCTGAAGGTCGAAGCCATGGGTGATTCCGCGACGGGGTCAGAAGGCTTCAGCACGATGATGGACTCCCTCCAGATGGTCCTGATGCCTGACTCCTACCGGAAGATCCGCGACCGGATGAGGGACCCTCTCGCAGACGTCCCCGAGGAAGCCCAGACCTCCGACGCTGAGCTCCCGTATAAGCCGATCGAGCTCCCGCAGCTGGACGAGATCCTGAAGTGGCTGATGGAGGAGTACGGCATGCGCCCTACTCAGCAGCCTTCGGACTCGTCTCCTGGGCAGTCCAGCCCGGGAGATGGCACGAGCTCGATGGCCTCTACATCGGACGCGGTATCGATCTCGGCGAGCTCCCCTTCGATCGCTTCCTGAATGTGATCTACGTCGAGATGATCAAACGTCTCGACTATGACGACGAGAAGAAGACGGCAGAGCAGGCACGGAAAGAGCTCGACAACATGGTGGGCGTCAAGCGCTGGCGGGTCTCCACGGACGTCGGGGTCCCCGAGGTCGAGATCGATCCGAATGCACCTCTCTGGTGGGACGGCGAGGAGGAGGCGAGTGACTCCTTCCTGACGGCGATGGGAGTGAACCTCGAATGAGCTTCGGCGGCGGTCAGAGCATGGTCGTCGGCCGTGGTCTGGTCGAGATCCTTCCGGACTTCCGGAAGTGGGGCGCACAGCTGGCCACGGACATGAAGCTGGCCAGGACCCAGCTCGATGGTTCCGCCGCCGGGCTGAAGAGGTCCGCCGCGACCGTCGGAACTTCGATGGCCAAGATCGGTAAGACCACAAGTCTCGTGGGCCTGGGAGTCGCCGCCGCTTCGGTGAAGATGGCGGCAGACTTCCAGGCCCATACCGCTGTCCTCCAGACGGCGGCCGGAGAGACAGCCAGCGGTCTGAAGGTCGTCCGCGCAGGCATCCTGAACATCGCTCAGGGCACCGGCACCGGAATTCAGAACCTGACCGACGGTATGTACCAGATCGAGAAGGCAGGATTCAGGGGCAGTGACGGTCTGAAGGTTCTCCAGGCAGCCGCCCAGGGTGCCCGCGAGGAGAATGCGAAGCTTTCCGACGTCACGAACGCCATGACGTCCGTCATGGCTTCGTATCACCTGAAGGCCACCGACTCCGTCCGCGTCATGAACGCCATGAAGACGGCGGCCGGTGAAGGCAAGATCACAATGGAGGACTTCTCGGGAGCCCTCTCCACGGTCCTCCCGATCGCGTCCGCCAACCACATCGCGTTCGAGGACATCGCCGGGTCCATGGCGACCCTGACCCAGCACGGCACCTCCGCGCGAGAGGCCACCCATGAGCTCAGCGCCACCATTCGAGCCCTGGCGTCCCCGAACCTCGTGGCCTCACGAGAGATGGCACGCTTCGGGCTGAGCGCGGTAGACGTCTCGAAGAACCTCGGGAAACGGGGTCTGAGCGGCACCGTCAACCTGCTGGTGGAGACCATCACCCGGCAGATGGGCCCGGCGGGCATCAAGCTCCAGAAACTCCTCGAAGGCACCAAGCAGTCCAGCCAGGACGCCTCGATCATGCTCCAGCACATGACGGGGGATCAGAAGGCTCTCGCCTCGGAGTACCTCAAAGGCAACATGCTCACGGAGCAGTGGAACGCTGGCGTCAAGGGGATGCCGGTGGCCTCCGTCCCGGCACTGCGCAACTTCAAGGTCTTGGTGGACCGCTCGCGCGGGTTCAGCCGTGAACTGAAGAACGGTGGCCCTGCCAGCCAGACGTTCACGGATGCCCTGAAGAAGATGTCCGGCGGAGCCATCGGCCTGAACACGATTCTTCAGATCACCGGGGAATCGGCGGCCGGTAACGCCGAGAGGATCAAGAAGGTCGGGGAGTCCTTCCACAACAACTCGAAGGACGTCGAAGGCTGGAAGGTCACAGCGAAACTCCTGAACGTCCAGATGGACCGGATGAAGGCCCAGTTCCAGGTGATCGCGATCACCATCGGGACGAAGCTGATCCCGGTTGTCTCCGCTGCCACGGCGTTCTTCGTCGCGCACAAGGCCATCCTCGTGGCGATCGTCGCGGCCATCCTGACGTTCATCACTGCGACGGCCGCCGCGTACATCGGGCTGAAGCTGTACTCCGCGTACACGATGCTGGCCTCCGCTGCTACGGGCATCTACACCGCAGCTCTCTGGCTGGCCAATGACGGCATGATCGGCATGAGGATCGGCCTCGCGGCCATCGCAGTGCAGGAGAAGGTCGTCGCCGTCTGGACAGCGATCACCTCGACGGCCTTCTGGGGTCTCGCGGCGGCCATTCTCGCGAACCCGATCACCTGGATCGTGGTGGCTGTGGTCGCTCTCGTCGCGGGCATCGTTCTTCTCGCGACCAAGACCAGGTTCTTCCAGACGATCTGGGCGGCGAGCTGGGGATTCATCAAGAAAGTGTTCTTCGGCTTCGTCAACTGGTTCAAGGAGAACTGGCAGCTGATCACCTTCACCATCCTGACCGGCGGGATGGGCCTGGCGGTCGCGATGATCGTTCGTCACTGGCAGGGGGTCAAGCACGCGTTCTCCGTGACGATCGACTGGGTGAAGCACAACTGGCCTCTCCTTCTTTCGATCCTGCTCGGGCCGATCGCCGCTGCCGCCTTCCAGATCTACAAGCACTGGGACATGATCAGCAAAGGCGCGGGGATCGCCTACCACGCAGTGATCAACTGGTTCTCCCAGATGGCCACCGACGTCGGTCACTTCTTCATGAAGATCCCCGGAGTCCTGGGTTCCTTCTTCTCGAAGCTCCCCGGAGAGGTAGGCGGCTGGCTCTCGGGTGTCGGCAGCGCCATCGGGTCCTGGTTCTCGAAGCTACCCGGAGAGATCGCCAAGACGGCGACCGGCTTCGGATCAGCCCTGAAGAGCTCCGGAATAGCTCTGATCCAGGGGCTCCTCAGCGGTGCCGCGAACTTCTTCACGAAGAGCATTCCGAGTTTCTTCGTGACGATCTGGCATGGCCTGGTCGACTACTTCAAGGCTGTATTCGGGATCAAGAGCCCTTCGACGGTCTTCGCCGCCATCGGTGTCGATCTCATCAGGGGCCTCCTCGTCGGGATGCTGAAGATCTCCAGCACGATCGGCGGCTGGCTGAACGCCCACATCTTCGGCCCGACGGTGAACTTCTTCAGGAGCGCTGGGAGCTGGCTCGTCTCGAAGGGGAAGTCTGTCCTCCTCGGCCTGATCTCCGGTCAGCTCGCGGTCGCCAGGACGATCGGAAGCTGGTTCAGCGCTCACGTTCTGAACCCGACGGTGAACTTCTTCAGGAACGCAGGGAGCTGGCTCGTCTCGAAGGGGCGCTCCATCCTCGTCGGACTGATCTCCGGTCAGCTCGCGATTGCCAGGACTCTCGCGGGCTGGTTCTCCAGCCACGTAAAGAACCCGGTCATCGGAGCCTTCAGGAGCGCCGGGAGCTGGCTCACCTCACGAGGCAGGGTCATCATTTCGGGGCTGATCTCCGGAGCGACCTCGGGGCTCAGTGCGGTCGGAAGCTGGGCGAAGAAGGTCTATAACGCGATCGTCGGCGCGGTGAAGAGCGTATTCGGGATCAAGTCCCCGTCCACCGAGATGGCGAAGCTCGGCGTCCACATGATGTCAGGACTCCTGAATGGCCTCATGAGCAAGGGGGCCGTCCTGAAGAACGTCGCCAAGAAGCTCTTCAAGAGCCCTCTGGATGCCGCTAAGTGGATGCTCGGCAAGGGCATCAGTGTCACCGGTTTCATTGGCAAGGGTGCTTCGGCGCTCATGGAGAAGCTCTTCGGTGGCCCCGGTCACGCGACCGGTTCCGGAGGCGCTGGAGTCGCCCGCTGGACGGGCGTCGTTCAGCAGGCGCTGAGGATGGTCGGACAGCCCGCTGCTTACACCGCGATGACCCTGCGCCGGATGAATCAGGAGTCCGGCGGTAACCCGACGATCGTCAACAAGTGGGACAGCAACTGGAAGGCCGGTCACCCGAGTGTCGGCCTCATGCAGGTGATCGCCGGGACGTTCAAGTCCTACGCCGGGTCCATGCGGAAGACGGGCCCCTTCGAATACGGGGTCTCCGTCAACCCGCTCGCGAACGTCTACGCAGCCATGCGCTACGCGCTGAGCGCTTACGGATCACTGCCTGCGGCATTCAACCGGGCCGGAGGCTACGACCAGGGAGGCATCGCCCGGGGCATCGGCTATATGCCGAAGTGGACCAACCAGCCGGAGCGCGTCCTCTCCCCCCGGCAGACGGCCGCCTTCGAGCGCCTCGTCGGGACTATGGAAAAGGGAGGCCCCAGGGGCGGTGGAGGCACTGTCCTGGCGATCGACAAACTGGTGATCGACAACCACGGCGTGATCGGCTCCAGGCTCGAAACAGAGAACTGGCTCGTGACGTCCCTCGACACCCTCCGGAAGAAGGGGCGGATCAAGTAATGGCCATCGCCTTCAGGTCCGTAGGCACGGTCAAGCGCGCGGACACCGGAGTCTCCGGGTCCCCACAAGCGGTGTCTCTGCCGTCCGGGCATGTGTCCGGGGACTTCCTTCTCCTGGTCGTTCTCGCCGATGACAACACCGGGCCCTCCGCGCCTTCCGGCTGGACCACTCTCGGCTCGAAGAGCGCTGGCACATCGACGCGCGTTCCCTACTTCGCGTTCCCGAAGGTCTACCTCTACTACCGGTTCGACACAGGGTCCCTCGGAGCCTCCGTCAACGTCCCCTTCAACGTGTCGAGCAACTGGCCGGACACCACCCCTTTCATGATCGGATGGGTGGAGGCATACACCGGAGTCGACACCACGGCTCCGGTCGAGAAGTGGCTGGCGACCTCGACGACGGGGACCGCCGCCGCGCAGCCTCACCCGCAGATCACGACCGTCGCCCCGAACGACTGGCTGATCACCATCAGGGCAGCGGGCTTCGAGTCTCCGGGACCACCCACATACACCTGCTCCGTCGGCACGGATGTCGAGCACGTAGACGTGGACGATCAGGCAGGAGAGGGCCTGGGCGGTGCCAGCTACAACTCGGCGACCGCCCTGAGCGCAGGCGCGCAGACGATTCGCACCACCACGGCCTCGCGCATCTGTGAGTGGGGCAACGTGATGGTCTCCATCGCGATCAAGCCCGTGGCTGCGACGAATGCCGCCTTCGCGGCTCCCACGAACGCCGTCGGCACAGGGACCGCGTACAACGCCACAGCCTCCACGGGAAACGGTGGCTGGGATCTCTGCGGTGTCGGGGGCCTCCCGATCTACGCCTTCGCGATCGACTGGGCGGACGATGGCTCCTACGCGACCGTCGGAGACGACGCCACCGGGGACATCATCAGTGATATCTCCCTGACGTACGGCCGTGACCAGGACAGGCAGCTCAATCCGGCGAGCGTCGGGAATGCCGCCTTCTCCCTGATCAACGTCGACCGCGCGTACTCCCCCGAATGGTCGACATCTGCCCTCTTCGGGAACCTGGAGCCAGCGCGAGCGATGCGCGCTCAGGTCACCTGGGCAGGCCACACCTACCCAGTCTTCGTCGGCAGGATCGACGACTTCAACATCAAAGTGGACATGAATGACCGCTCCGTGGACTTCACCTTCCTGGACGGTCTCAACGATCTCTCCGAGGTGAACCTCTCCACGGAGGTCTTCCAGTCCAAGAGGACCGGGGAACTGATCGATCTCATCCTGGACGAAGTCGGCTGGCTGGGCGCAAGGGACATCGATCTCGGCGCAACGGTCGTCAAGTTCTGGTGGGCCGAAGGCACCGATGCCTTCTCGGCGATCAACGATCTGGTGGCCTCCGAGGGTCCCCCGGCCATCGCGTTCATCGCGCCTGACGGGACCTTCGTCTTCCATGATCGGCATCACCGCCTCCAGAACGATGCCTCGATCACGTCCCAGGGGATCTTCTCCCAGGGGGCCATGTTCGACTGCACGGCTCCGGTGGTGACCGGCGGAGGGATCTTCAACTACACGGCTCCCTTCGCGTACGCCCACGGCTGGCGGGACATCGTGAACTCCGTGGAGTTCGATGTCTCGGAACGCCAGCTCAATGACACCCTGACGGCGGTCTACACCTCCGAGGACAACGTCAGCCTGGCCACCGGGGAGTCCTTCGAGCTGACCTTCAGCGGTAACGATCCCTTCATGAACGCGATCACCCCGGTCCCCGTCACGGACTACACCACCAGCGGTGCAGGGACCCTGAGTGTGACTCTGTCGAGGACTTCGGGGGCTTCTGCGAAGCTGACGTTCCAGGCGATCGGGGGATCTCTCACCATTCTGACGATGCAGGTACGGGCCTATCCGATCAGCGTCACCAAGACGGTCAAGATCAGTCAGCAGGACTCCGGATCGATCTCCACCCACGGAGAGCGCCGGTACCCGAACTCGGCACCCTGGGCGAACGCGAATGACTCCGACGCCATCGCAAGCATGATTCTTCTGAGATACGCCCAGCGGCGTCCGACGATCCAGCTCAGGGTCGTCACCTCCGATCCTCAGCACTTCGTGCAGGTGCTCCAGCGGACGGTCGGTGACCGGATCACCGTGATCAACGGTGAGATGGGCCTGGATGACGACTTCTTCATCGAGAGAGTCACCCACACGATCCAGAGGATCAACAGGCCCGGAGCACCCCCGGTCCACGCCGTGGTCTTCGGGTGCGAGAGGGACATCACTCCCGTTACGAATCCCTTCACCTTCGACAAGCGGGGCGCTGGCTTTGATGACGGGGTCTTCGATCCGATCCACGCGGATACTCCTGACAGCGTATTCATCTTCGGTGACCCTGTTCAGGGGAAATTCGACACCGGTCTTTTCGGGACGTGAGGGCACATGGAACTGATGATCAAAGTGGCGAGGGCCTACGCGTACTGCGGCGAGTGGGTGGCCGACTGCCCGGCGGGGTGCAACAACGTGGAGTTCCTGTTCATGTCTGCACGCCCCCGGGGACCGAAGATCGTCCAGAAGCCGATGTTCTCGTGCTCGTACTGCGGCGAGGAAGCAGAGATCAAATGGCCGGAGGACATGTTCGCGATCATGGAGGTGCTCATGCGCAGGCCGATCCCCAGCAACAGGAACTGGTACCCGAAGGATCATGAGACAGCCATCAGGTTCAAGATCCCGCACGGACAGTCCATCCAGGATCTCCGCGAGGAGAACGAAGCTCATGGGGTGTCGCCGTGACATGGTCAGCGCCCATGACGGCGGTTGCCGGAGCGACGTTCTCGGCGTCGCAGTTCAATCAGTACGTCAGGGACAACCTGAACCAGACGGCCGTCGCCCTGGCCACGGCTGCTGACCAGTTCTTCATGTCGACCGGCGTCAATGCTCTCGCGGCGAGGACCGGCGGGGGTGCCACGGTGGCGACCTCCCAGAACACCGGTTCGACGTCCTACGTGAACCTGACGACGGTAGGCCCGGCGGTGACCATGACCACCGGAACGGTGGCCACCGCATGGTTCGCGGCCAACTGCTCGAACGACACCACGAATGCGGCGACAGACGTCTCCGTGGCGGTATCAGGAGCCTCCAGCGTTTCCGCGAACGACGCCTGGCGTACGGTCCTGGACGGCGTCACCGCCGGGAACATCTCCCGGTACGCGGGGTTCCACCGGTTCACCGGGCTCACTCCGGGCTCGAACACCTTCACGGTCCAGTACAAGGTAGGCAGTGGTACCGGGACCTTCTCGGCCCGAGAGATTGCGGTGATTCCGATATGACGTCGATCGTCCAGTACGTCAAGGTCATGCGAGACGCTCAGTGGGACATCGCCAACAAGCTCGGAGCGGACATCGCGAGCTCGAACAAGGAGATGCGCGTCGCCCTTCTGTCGAGCCTCGCGATCCAGGCGGTGCTGATCAAGGCTCTCGTGGACAAGGGAGTGATCACCGATCCTGAGCTCCAGGCAGCTCTCGCGGCAGTCAGGCTCAACGCCTACAACCCCGGTCAGGAGCCCCCGTTCCCGGTGCCCTGGGTGATCTCTCCTCCGGTCACGGGGGTCTGAAGTGGCATGGTCGTCCCCATACACCGCCGTCGCGGGAGTCGTCCTCGATGCCGCCGACTACAACCAGTACGTCCGCGACAACATGAACGAGGCTCTGACCGCGAAGGCAGCCGTGGAGGGAAGTTACTTCGCCACGTCGGCGGTCAATGAGCTCTCGGAGCGTCACGCCCAGGAAGCCGCAGTGATCTCCGCGAGCACGACCACGAGTACCTCCTTCACCGATCTTGCAGATGGTCTCGGGCCCTCCATGACGCTGGAAACGGGTCCCATGGCCCTGGTGAGTGTCTACTGCAACCACTGGGCGGACACGTCCCCCTTCGCGGCGTGGATGGGATTCGCGGTCAGCGGAGATTCGATCATCGCGGCGGCCGACGGCTTCTCGATCCAGCTCTCCAACAACGGCGGCCAGCACATCGGGGCCCAGTTCTTGATCGACACTCTTACCCCTGGAATGAACACGTTCACTGCCAAGTTCAGGGTCTCCACCGGAGGCACTGCCCTCTTCTCGTCACGACGTCTCACCGTCATGCCCTTCTGAAACGAGGTGATCACATGGCCTGGACAGCCCCTAACACCGCAGTGGCGGTATCAGTGTTCTCCGCTGCCATGTGGAACACGTTCATCAGGGACAACCTGATGGAGTTCGCGGCGGCTCAGGCGACGACGCTCGGGAGCATCTTCGCGACCGACGCGGTCAACTCGATCGCTGAGCGCATCCCGGAACAGGCATCTTCGGCGGGCTCAGACACGACATCGAGCACGTCTTACACGGACCTCGCGGGGGGTGCCGGTCCCTCCGTTAACCTCACCACCGGGACGAAGGCTCTCGTGTTCGTGTACTGCAACCAGCAGAGCTCCGCAGGCATCGCCGCCTGGATGAGCTACGCGGTCAGTGGTGCCACCTCGGTCGCGGCCGTCGACAATCGAGCGTTCCAGCTCAAGGGGACCGGCGGCCAGCGCGGTGGAGTTCCTTTCCTCCATACGGGTCTGACGGCAGGGACGAACACCTTCACGGCGAAGTACCGGGTCTCCACTTCGGGATCCGCCACATTCTCGGTCCGGCGTATCGCCGTGATCCCTCTCTGAGGAGACGTCTCGTGACCTGGTCCGTCCCCTTCACCGCCGTGAACGGAAGCATCCTCACCGCCGCCCAGTACAACACGTTTGTACGGGACAACATGAGTGAATCTGAGATCTCCAAGGCCCAGAATGTCTCCGGCTACTTCGTCACCCAGAACACGAACCGGATAGCCGAGAGGGTCGCGCAGGAGAACACCGCCGCCATCGCCACGTCGGTCACTGTCGATCATCAGACGGACAGCACCTCGTACACCGATCTTCAGAATTCCCCGGGCCCCGAGATCGACAGTTTCACGGGGACGTCTGCGATCGTCTTCCTGTACTGCAACTCCCTGGCCTCCGCAGGCATCGGCGCATGGATGTCCTTCGAGGTCTCCGGAGCTTCGACGCTGGAGGCTGACAACTCCCGGGCTCTTCAGCCCCAGAACACCGGAGGTCAGCACTTCGGGGCCCTGTTCTACATCACCGGACTGACCGAGGGGATCAACACCTTCACCGCGAAGTACCGTGTTTCGACGTCAGGGACCGCTTCGTTCACTGACCGGCGGATGGCCGTCATCCCATTCTGATCAAGGGGGCATAGCTCATGGACTGGACGTCATTTGTGACGCCGACCGTCGGTGCCACGGGGCTCCTGGCGATGGCGGTGATTTTGATCTTCAGAGGTTCCCTCGTCCCCCGGGGGACGGTAGATCAGATGAGGTCTGACAAGGATGCACAGATCACCATCTGGAAGGATGCCTTCGAGGCATCACAGAAAGTGGTTGAGCTGAAGGACCGGCAGATCGACACCCTCCTGGAAGCCGCCAGAACGACCACGCACGTCGTCACGGCCATGTCGGAGGCTGCCGGACTCAGCAACAACAGCGGGAGGTCTCACCGTGCTCTGGCACCGTCGCAAGAAGACTGATCGCGTTACCCGAGAGGAGTGCGCCGAAGCTTCGAAGGCTCTGCATAAGGCAGAAGATGATCTCCAGGATGCGAAGGACCAGAACCAGGAGATCAATCAAGTCGTCACCAAAGTGGCACGCTACGGCGAAGAGAACAACTTCGCGGAGATGATCAGACAGGCCTTCGGAGGAACAGCAAGATGAATGACTTCGAAATTGCGTACCTGATCTTCGGTACGTTCGTGATTATTTCCGGAGTCACCATGATCGTCACGTATACGGCGACGAACCCCTGGTGGAAAGATCACCTCGGCCGGATGATGATCGCTTACGCGGCCACTGAGCTGGCTATGTCTTCACTGCTCTTGATCACGGTCGAGTTCCACACGGGCCCTCACTGGTTCAGAATCGCGTGGTTCTGCCTTCAGACGATCCTGGGTCTCTGCTTCTGCTACCAGACAAGACTGATCGTCAACATCCACCGCCAGCGCAGGCGCGAGCGAGAAGAGGCCCCGCAGTGAGCACCGCCAGGAACGTCATCGCCGTACTCGTCTTCTGCGAAGCGACCAAGTCGTGGGCGGTCGGCATGTGCGGTCAGTTCTGTGCGGCCATGTACGGGTACGGCTTCAGCGGCTACAACGACGCTGTGACGCAGTGGCAGCAGACCCCCGGCACTCTGCGACACTCCGGCGCTACGGACGCGCCTCCCGGAGGCCTGCTCTTCTGGAGCGGTGGCTCCAGCGGACATGGCCACGTGGCCGTCGCGGACGGCGCTGGAGGCTGCTGGTCGATCGACATCTCGGGGGCCGGTACGGTCTCACACGTTTCCGTCGGTACGATCAATGCTCGATGGGGGCTCCCGTACCTGGGCTGGACAGCTCCCTACTTCCAGGGAGAGCAGTGGGAGCCCATGAGCATCTACGGCGTGGACGTCAGTGCCTACCAGCCGATCAACTTCGCCCTGACGACCCCGAGCGACAACAAGCGCGTGGACTTCGCGATCATCAAGGTCACGGAGAGCTCGAACTGGGAGAGCACCCGCTGGAAGGGCCAGCAGATGTGGGCCCGCGATCATGACCTCGCGGTCGGCTACTACCACTTCGGACGTCCGGGGAGCATGACCGCTCAGGCGGATTACTTCCTCTCGAAGATCGGGGATGTCGCCCCGGGGGAGTCCCTGTGGTTCGACTGGGAGGACACCGGGATCACGAGCGCTCAGAAGGACCAGTGGATCAGGTACGTCCAGGGGAAGCGCCCAGGCGTCCGCGTGGGCCTGTACTGCAACACGGAGTACTGGAAGAACAGGGACACGTCATCTTTCGCAGGAGACGGTCTCTGGATCGCGACCGGCGGCTATGCCGCAGGAACACCCCCCATCCAGTCGAGCTGGCTGATCCACCAGTACTCGACGGCGGGCAGTTACGATCATGATCTCGCGCAGTTCTCCACGAAGGCAGAACTGATCGACTGGGCAGGAGGGAACGACGTGGCTCTGACCGCAGATGACAAGGCATGGATTCTGGCGAACGTCCCCAAGGCTGTGCTCACGCTGGACGGCGTGATCGCGGGAGCATCCGACGCCAGCGATCACGCAACCAATCCGTACTGGACCCTGGCGAGCTGGGTCTCGGACACCGGCAACCGCATGCGGGCATCTGGCACGGCTCTCGCGGCGCTGAAGACCCAGGCGCAGTCGATCGGCACGGGGATCACCGCCACAAACACGAAGCTCGATGCCGCTGGCGTGAAGCTCGATACCGCGAGCGCGAAGATCGACGCTGCTCTCGCCGTCCTCGAAGCTCTCGATCTCGATCATCTCCCGGCGGAGATCGCCGCCAAGCTCAACGGTCTCAAGTTCGTCCTTCAGGAAGGCTGATCATGTCCGCGTTCGCACAGATCGAACAGAGGGTCCGAGAGCTTGTCTCGGCTGCCCTCGAAGTCCTCTACGCCAAGAACAAGAAGCAGGACGCGCGCCTCGACGCGATCGAGGAACGTCTGGACGCTCTGGAGAATCCGGCACCGGCCACGGCTGCCAAGAGGCAGACCGTAGCGGGGAAGGCCCAGACCGCCAAGGGCTCCGGCGGAGCCAGCTGAATGCGCGTACGTGTCTACCCGGCTGTACTTTAGGGGTTGTGAAATCAACCGAGTACACCAAGCTGCGCGCCGTCTGGCGCGAAATGCGGCGGCGCTGCACCGTGCCGAGTAGTGAGAAGTACCCGCGCTACGGCGGACGGGGGATCTCTGTCTGTGCTGATTGGCAGTCCTTCGATGTGTTCTACGCCTGGGCCACGAGCTCGGGCTATGCCGAAGGACTGTCGATCGATCGGATCGACAATGACGGGAACTATGAGCCCGGCAACTGTCGGTGGGCTACTCGATCAACACAGAGTGGTAATCGTCGGAACAACGTGCTCGTTACGATCTTCGGTGAAACGAAGAACATGACGGAGTGGAGCCGTGATCCTCGGTGCGTAGTTTCGTACATGGCACTGAAGCTCAGGATCGAGCGCAGGGGCTGGGAGCCTGCCCGTGCTCTTACGACACCTGTGATCAAGAACAATGACGAAGCAACACACTGCCCTGCCGATCACGAATACACTCCGGACAACATCGTCTGGGAAGGTCCGGACAAGGCATGGCGGAAGTGCAAGACATGCATGAGAAACAGGGCGCGAGCCCGACACGCAGAGAGGGACCGCGACAGCGGGTGATGCCGGGTGAGGGTACGTGTATATCCCGCCGATTTATGGCACGTACGGATGTGGTTACTACCGCCTGATCTGGGCCTCTCAGTCCCTCATGGCCCAGGGTGCGGAGATCGAACTGGTCGATCCCGGGGAGCGTCAGCTGGAGCTCCGCCGGGACGGCGAGAACATCATCGGCGTCAACTTCGGTGACGACGCTCCTGACGTGATCGTTTTCCAGAGGGTCACTCACCGCTTCCTCGCGCAGGCCATCCCGTTCATCCGGGAGCAGGGTGTCGCCGTGGTGATCGATATCGATGATGACCTGACGGCGATCCACCCGAGTAATCCCGCGTACGAAGCTCTTCACCCGAAGAACGAATACCGCCGCCAGGGAGGACGCCGGGAGCCCGCGAGGCACTCCTGGCATCATCTGACGAGTGCCTGCCGGGAAGCGACCCTGGTGACGTGCTCGACACCTGCCCTGGCTCAGCGCTACGGAGGCCAGAAGCCCGGCAGGGTGATCTTCAACTACCTGCCTGACTTCTTCTACTCTGTCGGTGATCAGCACCAGGACAGCGATCTTCTCGGCTGGCCAGCGGCCCTCGCGTCTCACCCCGATGATCCTTCGGCGACCGGGGGGAGCATCGCGAGGCTGATCACGGAGGGTGCCCGCTTCCACGTCGTCGCCGACAAGACCGGCGTGGCGGAGGCCTTCGGGGCTCCCGGCGCGGCGATCACCGGCATCGAGGGAGTCAACGTCTTCGACTGGCCGCATGAGGTGACCAAGCTGGGGGTCGGAATCGCCCCGCTGGCTGACACAAAGTTCAACGCGGCGAAGTCCTGGCTGAAGCCCCTTGAGATGAGTGCCCTGGGGGTCCCCTGGGTGTCTTCGCCGCGAGTGGAGTACGAACGCATTCACCGCATGGGCGCGGGGCTGGTAGCCGAGCGCTCACGCGTCTGGCACCGTGAACTCAGGCGATTGCTCGACTCACCGGAACTCAGGGCCGATCTTGCTGGCCGTGGCCGCGAAGTCGCGGACAGGCTCAGGCTTGACGATCACGTGGGTGAATGGACGGATGCCTGGACGTACGCGCTGGAGCTCCAGCGTGGCCTCGTCCCCGCGTAGCCGGGAGGCCTTACGACGGAGCTCGCGAACCCTGTCCCGAAGGGCGGTGATCGCGAGCTCATGGCGTTCCCGGGAGATGCTCCCGATCTTCATGGCTCTGACCTGAACGATCTTCAGATCGAGTAGTCCCTCAAGATTGTCGGCATGCTCCATGATCTCTTCAAGCGTCATCACGACAGCCCCCTAGGCTGGCAGCGGCACGTCCTCGGGGATCTTCTCTGCTTGCCAGGACGCACCGCAGCGGAGGCAAACCTGGTAGCGCCCGACGACGACAGGCTCTGGAGCCCTGCACGCCGTGATCGGACACTTTGCACGGCTCCGGGTCCTCTTCATCGCGAGGCGTTCGGAGGTCAATGTGCCTCCCCAGTAGCCACGGCCATCATGAATGATCGCGAACTGAAGACAGCGCTCACGTACGGGGCAGCGATCACAGAACGCCGATTTGACCTCTTCGAGGCCCTTCGGTGTCTCGACTGCCGGGGAGAACAGGTCGGGATCTTTGTTGGCACAGACAGCATCGCGGTACCAGTCAGGTCCCACCGCCGCCCACATGCTCTCGGACATCGTCACCACCTGGGATTACCGCCAGAGTCCACCCGGTGTGACAAAAAGAAAAGGCCCTGACGCCTGAGCGCCAGGGCCAATTCTGTAACCTTCAACCTTTCATCCGGTGCGCCGTGATCGCCTCCCGGGCAGTCTTGATCGTCTGCTTGGCGTTGTCGATCACCTCGAAGAGAGTGACGATCTCCAGAGAGTCATCGTCCCGAGGAGTCGGAATCGCCAACTCCGCTTCATGCGCTTCCAGGTGCCTGACGTATGCGCGCTCATCGGCGTCCCACCACTGTGAGGCGTACCCCTCGATCGTCCTGGGGTCCCTCATCCGGTGATCCCCTCTGTCGTCATGCCAGTGCAGGGGCTCACTGTCGATCAGTGCCGACATCCTCGATCACCTCCCTCACGACCAGACCCACAGGACCGACGTCGAAGGAGATGATGTTCTTCGCCTTGAAGACCATCGACCTGGTGACCATCGCGATGGTCACTGGCGTTCCCGCCTCCGCGCTGTGCACGTGCAGCCAGACCACCTCTTCGGAGGCGATCTTGGCCAGAGCCATGACGTGCATCAGATGCGCGCGGGTGTCACAGCCCGACAGAAGCTCCTGGCGGCCATCGAGACGACGGCGTGTCACCACGTAGTCGACCGAGTCACCAGGTGCCGGGAAACGCTGCTGTGCGACCGCCAGGCGCGCTGCGCCTTCGTGGTCGTAGCGATACTCCTTCGGCATCTCCCACTCTCCCAGGGGCTCACCTGTGGCTTCGGTGCCCTCCCAGATGAGTACCTCGACGTAGTAGTACCCGGGCCGGTGCCCGGTCCCCTTCGCCAGCCGGGTCCTGCTGTGGGTCATGTGCCCGGAGATCACGGATTCCGTGACGCGAGGCTTCATCCGAATGCCACCGCCAGGCCGAACATCAGGGAGATGGCGGACGTCTCGATCAGAGCGAGAAGAGACGTCATCACCATCCGGCCAGGACTCCGGGTCTTGGAAGGCTTGTCGATTCGGTTGACGCTCTGGAACATCGCCGACAGAGCGAGGGCGACGGCCGTCCAGGTGGCCCCGGT